TTCTCGTCCTTTTTCTTCTCGTCCTCATCACCATTCGACTTGCCGCCAGAGTTAGACAGGGCATCATCATCTCCGTAGTATTGAGCTTCACCTAAATTGTGGGTTAAGTAATCAGAAAGCTTCTTCATGTGGAAGTCTTCGTCAATATCAACAATATGGAAATTAGACTCTGCCATAACCTCTGAAAGTGTGCTTGCGATATCTAGTACCTGCACACCGCCCTTACGGGACATGCACGATGCAAACTCCTTTAGGACATCGGAAAGAATTCCTTCGTCGCAGGACTCGGCAATCATACCCAGTACTTCTGATTGAACTTCGGCTAAACCCTTGAAGGAGGGTACAAAGCGAAGGCTCTGAATATTTACGCCATACTTGGAGTTGAGTGCCTCAAGAACCATAGTCTTGAGAGGTTTTTTGAATTCGTAAATCTTGTTAACAAATTCCCGAATATCCTTTTGAGGTACAGTACCGGGGTTGCTTACCTGGAAAGTAGCGTCCATGACGTTAGTTAAGTCTACTTTGTTTGATAGTGCTAGGTAGGGAACTGCGGCAACAGCCTCTCTTAACGTACCTTTAATGGTCGAGTCATCTGAGTAAATTTTAGATGCTAGAGAAGCGACGTGGTCGTTATTGTGCCACATTTTAGAAAAGGAGTCTTTGGCTTCTAGTAATTCCTTACGAACCAGTTCCTTATCACAAACCATTTCGTAAAGAGTTCTCTTAGAGTTCGAGGGAACTACGACAAACTCTTCTTTAAGGTTTTCAATATCCAGTTTAGGTAAGTCATAGGTATCGCCAACTACCTTAGAAAGGCGAAGACCTTCCACCAACTTAGCATTAGTGGAGAGAGACTCTGCATTTTCCTCCAAGAACTTCTTAAGAAGTGGGAGTGCCTCAACAAACTTCTTGTACGCTTTGGCCTCAAAGATATTGTAGGACTCATTGAAACGGTCTAGTTTCTTAGAAAGCTTTTTGCGGCTGTTACCGATTTGGGCTCTCATAGAAAAAGACTCAACGATACTGTCAAAGTTAACTTCAGCGACATCGTAACGGTCTGAGACCAGTGATTCCATGAACTTATGAACCTCAGCCTCCACCCGGTTATCAATTGCCTCATCGGAGGTAATAGTGTCTAAGTCCTCCACAATAAAGTTTTCCAGGGTTAAGCGACCTTTAATCTCTTTATAATCGCAAGAGATTAAGTGGTTGCTTTCGGTAACAAAAGTAACACTGTTCTTCGAATCATCAATATCGAAAATAACGAGGTTCTCTCGTAGGCGGCGACCTAAGTAATCGCCAGCCTCAGTAATTCGTGCATAATTCTTGTCACGGGAAACAAATAGGTTTTTCAAATTCATAGTTCTTATTTTATATAGAGTTCTAAAAGTTACTCTTTTTGGTTTTATTCACCGGGTTCTGGTTGGGGGGCTCCTCCAGGTGGAGGAGGTGCGCCGCCGGGTGGGGGAGGTGCGGCGCCGGGTTCTGGCATTGCCGGTGCTTCGGCTTCTTTTTGCAAGGTCACCTCTTTAATTTCCAAATCAGTCATAGTGTAGAAGTTTTTATAAATATATTCATTGGAAAACAAATCCAATCCTTTCACCGCTTGTACGACTCGGGTTTTCTGTTCTGCAAGCTCCAGCTTTCTTTTCTCACTCAGGTCCGATGGTGGAGCTAGTTTAATTTTAATTGCATTAATCGAAGACTTAGGGAATTGACGCAACTCCAAGTGGCGTTTGATTAAGGTCTCCAAACATACTTCCGCATCGCGTTGTACGCGCATAACGGCTTTAGCAAACTTAGCGTCAAGCTGAGACAAATTAGCTTTGCGCTCAGGGGACTTATCTTTTTCGACAATAAAGTCCTTAGGAATCTTCATTGAAGCCAATACTTTATCGCGGAAGTAGCGCACGTCGTCAATCTCACCTAAGTTTTGTGCGCCTGGAAGAGTTTCAATTTTAGTGCCTTGTCCGTTTTTCATAGGAACAAAGAAGTCTTCTTCCGCTGACAATGGGTTGAACCTTTCGTCAGCATTACCGGTCTCATTGTTAAAGAACTTCTCTTTCTTGAACTTAGCCTTAATACGTTCCATGAACATCTCAACCTTCGTTTGGGGGAGATTACCAGTATCAATATAGAAAATACGACGCTCGGGCGCTCTGTGCAAACGATAGATGAGCATTGCGTCTTCCATCATTCTTAGCGACTTCCAAGAGCGCACACCAGGAGCGCAGATAGACTTACCGTAAGGATAATAGTTAGAATCAGACGTGTGCAATCTAAAGTGGATGAGCTGGTTTCTATCCAGTTGGATAGTGTTTCTCTTATCAAGCTTTGCTCCCTGTCCGTACTGTTGTGCGGCTGCGGTGCTTTGTGGGACTTCCTGGATAAACCCTTTAAGGTATCCATACCTATCCTCTCTCCGGAAAATAAAGACGGGGTTTAGAATTTTAAGTCTTTGAATACCTGCATCGGGGTTATTCATGTCCACGATGTTTTCAACGAAACAATCCCCGTACTTACACATGTTACGAATAATATCCCAGAGGTACTTATCGAGGTCGGTCTCGCTCACAAATCGGTCTACAGCTTCCTTTACTATCTCGTCTTCAGTCTCAACCGCAAGCATCTCACCATCTAAGTGAGTTTGAGTAGCGTCATCGGCATAAATATCTAACGCAGCACCAATTTCAGGATACTCATCCATCTTTTCATAGTCTTGGTATCTGCGCCGACGTTCGTACTCAACTTGGGGTAGGGAGGTTGCTCCCTTAACGACATTAACGGAACCTTGGATGGCTCCTCCGTCAGGTTCCCCGTCCGCATTTTTTACAACATCTCCACGGTAAGGGTCTTGCGCGGGGGGTCTACCCGGCTTTCTTTTTGTAGTAAAAAAAGATTTAAAAAATGCCGCGAACCGTCCAGACAGGGGGCTTCCCTGTCCAAATGTGTTAGAGCCTGGGAATGATGTATACCCCGCGTTCTCCTCTAGATTCTCATCCAGACGGTCGTCTTTGTCGTTGTTGTCGTTTAAATCCATTTTCTATATTCGTCGAATTCTTGGTCCTTACTGTATGTACCCCTAGAGAACCCAGCAGAACCTAAATCTTTTGTTCCGGGTTCAGCCAAATCTCCTTTTACAATAGGGATAGGGCTTTTTGAGACGATGTCACCCATTACAGTGGCACCAATAGCCATACTCATGACCAAATCGTCGGCAAATCCATCTTCCGCTTGGATTTTACCAGTCTTACTTATTATAAAAGTAGTTAACTCCTTAAAACTTCTCTCCGAATTCACTTTTATTTTTGAAGTTTTCAAATTCTCTTGTAAGTTATTTAAAATTTGGTCTCTATTCTTGTTGTTTACCAAATACCCCATCTCTCCTTTCTCATCTGTCCACATATTTTCGTACTCATGAACTTCAAACAACTGTTCGATAAGAGCGAGACCCAATCCGTTTCTTTCCGGGCACACATAAGCAGTGTTATATTTTAAACCTTCCTGAGCAATAGTCTTCGCAAAATCGTTTAATCCTATACGGTTACTATAAAACTCTGCGACCTGTGTTCCGTTATAGAGATTAATAATATGGAATGCTGAGTAATCCCTGTCACGACCAAAGGACGTGTCTGCGGCAATGAGATATGTATGGTAAGGTTGAGGTTCTTCCCATACTCGCATCATATTATAATGCTTCTTGTAGAAGTCCTCTGAGGTCTGGGATTTCACTTTCTGTAGAGTACCGCCATCAATAAAGGTTTCACCTGTTCCTAGGAACTCACCTTCGTATTCCTGTAGCCACGCACGTTCTCCTACGTTACTTCTAGTGGTCTCAGCCCACTCTTCCGTGTATTCGGGGTGTTCCCTCCAATGGATGTTAATCGTATGGAAATTATTTTTTCCTAACTCCGCGTCATGGTATAATTCATAGTACAGGTTTGCCATGCCGTTTACGGTGGAAAGGATAAATGCGGAACCACCCGTTGAAATGGTAGGATAGATAGCCATCCAGAACTCTGTCATCTTATCGATGAATGCTGCTTCGTCAACAATCAGTAAAGAGACCGATTCTCCGCGACCCGCGCCAGCAGGCTGAGACTTAATCTTGCTCCCTGTGGACAGTTTAATAACGTGCTTATTTCTTTCAACTTCTTGAGGCTTTAGCCATGCGGGTAAATCATCATACATGCTAACAGCCCGGTCCAAGAAGTCTCTGGACTCCCGGTCACCAATAGAAACAACCATCACGTTCTTGTCTTTGTTAAAAATAATATACCAAAGGGCGTAAGCTGCACAGATGGTGGTAGCTCCAGCCTGGCGGAACTTTCTCATTAGGTTAAAACGGTGTTGCCCGAACTCATTAATAATCCTTTCCTGAAATCTGTATAGGTCGAACTTCACGCGCCCGCGCACGGGATGAGTGATATACACGTAGTTTTTAATAAAGTACGCAGCGTCTTCACGACACTTTCGAATTTCGGATTTTAGCTCGTCAGGATTCATATATTAACACTATTATATAGCATGAGGAAAGTTGCATTTATCCCTACTCGCGAGGAGCGGGACCGACCTATTAAGACCTTTTTAGAAAAGGCAGGGTGGGAAGTTTATTATATCATAAAAGAATCTATTTTTGACGCATATACTTATGCAATAAAAAAATACGACATAATGGCTAAAGATAAAGTTATCATGTGCCATGACGATATTGAAGTTTTAACTCCCCCGGAAGTCTTTAACGAACTCATCGATAACAACATTACGGATAAAACTGGGTTCCTAGGGATTGCTGGTCCTAAAAGGTTGAATAAGACAGCCTGTTGGTGGCATGGTCTAGGTCGCGAGTACCCTCACCCGGACTCATTCCTACAAGGAATGGTATTCCATGGCTCCAGTTTAGAAGATTGTTTTCCCACTTACTACGGAGGCTTTGGCGAA